TAAGTATAACCACGCCCTTTAGACCCTTTAGCTCTACCTGCTTTCTTACGCGGAGTGCCGTCAACCTTGAGTACGAAATTGCCTTCTTCGTCTTTAAGGTAGTTATCAGGATTAACATCCCAATCATCTTGCATCTTTAGACGCTATCTTCTTTAAACCACTATAAGAAAGCTTGCGGCCTGTTTGATACTCTAGCCATATAGCTCCTTCGCGCAGACTTAATGCTTCACTCTTAATTAAATCTACAACCATGTCTAAAGCTTCTATCTCTTTAAGGATTGGCTCTAGTAAAGCATCGTTCTTCTCATCTAGCTTATAGCCAAAAGGAATAGTGCTACTAGACCTCCTCATAATTACCTTCTATTACTGTTTCTGTCTTAGCAGGAAGTATAAATAAACCTCCAGAAGTATTAACAGTAACATCTAGCCTATCTGTCTTGCCTAATCCTACACGGTCTAGGATGGTCTGTGCGGCCTGTATACGCATATTAGCTTGTGGTATAGGTTCTGCACTGTCCATAATGTGTACGAGCTTTAAAGCGGCTTTAGGGGCGCTCTGAGCCAGTATATTTGTAGCTAGATCTAGTATCTCAGTCTTTAAACTCTTTACAACGCTATTAATGCTTGTGGGCGCATAACCTGCCATCTCTCCGGCAAGCTTAGTGTCGCCATTGCAAGAGACTAAATGATCTAAGAAGGTCTGTTGTTTTGTTGTTAATTCTTTATTGTTATTCATGTACTCTATTATAACCCTAGAATGAAGGTTTGTCAAGTATTATTTTACTTATTTGTTAAATAAAGGTACGAAAGTACTTGACAGATTGCGAATCTGAGGCTATAATAGATATTAAGCCCTTGGGGTTATATAGCCATTCTAGGCTACCTATCTACATCTCCCTTTTTAACAAGGGGGAAAAAGAATATCTTCTCCCAGTCCTTTTCCTGTATAGTCTTTAAAGCCCCGCCCCAATCTGGTACACACTCTAAACCTTCTCAAAATGTATAACATTGTGTATATATACCCACACCCCCCTATGGCGACCTGCCCCGCCCTATAAAGGCTAGACAGCCCTCTCTCCTACACTATACAGGCTCTAAAGTCTATAAAGTCTGCCAAATTAAATAGCTTGACAACTGGTACACAGTCTGGTAGGACTCCAAAGCCTTTATAGATCAATAGCTTTAAACTATGAAGGTCTAGCAAATTCAATAGCCTATCTATTATTGTTCTTTCCTTTCCTTTTCTTTTCAAGATAGCTCAAATAGTTCTTGACAAGCTTTAAAATCTCTGAAACTGATCAGTTTTTAACCAATAAAACTATTGGCATAGCTACTGACATATCCAATCTAAGCTATCTCTCAGCCTCTCTAATCTATTTAACTTAAACCCATACCGTATGCTATGCAACTCGCAAAGCCATTAGGCGTTAAAATACGTACCCTCTCGAAGGTTTCACAATCTTAAAAACTGCCCAAAAACTACCCTGAAAAAATTGGTGTATAAAAGGTATAAAGACTTTTAAGGTTTTTAGCAGTATCTACAATTGATTTTAAATAAGGGTTGCACTCTGTTTTTAAATAATGTTATGATCCTGCCAATGGCGCAAAAACTAATTTAAAATAGAGGATTAAATGTTATGGATATTTTTTACATTTACGATACACCAAAGGCTATGCTAGACGCTTATTATAATGGCCTAATAGACTTCGACACTATATTAAATTGCTTTAACGAATGCGGTGTTGATTCTGAAGTTGACGATTTAACTGGTATGATTGAACTAATTTAAAATAGAGGATTAAATAGCATGATTTTACACTATGAACCGGCGAACACTAAACATGATCTGACAGAGTTTGATGGATTGGGTTTACTATCTTTAGTTGAAGATATAACAGACGATCTGATACACTTTCACTGCTTTAATAGGGATGAAGATGTTGATAACGCTAATATCGCATTGACTGAGTTAATGGAGTATATTGTTTTTAATCGCGGAGGGATTGAATAATGGAACCAATAACACTAACAGAAATCAACGCCAGTACTTTAATTAATGAAGCCACAAGAAAATGGTGCCTAGAAAATCACCCTTATCTCAATAAACCAATGCGGTATTTTGGGAGCAGTCTAAAGGTAGAGAAGGGCGCGGATAAATACGATACTTATGTTATGTATTTACAACCCGCCGACAAGGTAGCTACGGAAACACTTTGCAGTTTTGCGGATTTGGCAGGATGCAAAGCACCTTGTCTAATATCTAGCGGTCAACTGGGTATGTCAGTCGGTCAGAATGCGGCCACCAAAAGGACTGTATTAATGCTTCTAAGGCCGTTAAACTTTAGAGCTACCCTACTATCTGAAATAGACAAAGCGGAGCGTAAGGCGTTAAAAACGGGCATCCCTGCGTTATTTAGACTGAACGGCACTAGTGATATAGATTTCACTGACATAATGTTACAACGGCCTGAATCTATGTTCTATGACTACACCAAAATTTTAAGCAGGGTACGCAAAAACACACTGCCTAATTTTGACCTAACCTTCAGCGGTAGTATGTTTAGTACCCAAAGCAAGGCCGCGCTACGTAAGGCAGTGGGCGCAAAGTATCGTATTGCTATGGCGTACAATACCAAAGGTTTAGCGGATGATGGGCTGAAATTAAATCATAGTCTTAAATCATTCGACACTACAGACCTTAGACACTTAGATGACAACGTGGTCGGCACACTGACGCGCAAGGGTAGCAACAAAAAGGAAAGAGCTAAGGATAATTTGCAGAGTGAATCGTTTTTTGTTACACTCTCAAACGTAGCAGAATTCAATGACATAATAGCAATAGGTGGATGATATGAGAATGTTAAACGCGCAGTATATACGCATAGAAACTAAAGCAGGTGGCATTACCTGTACGGATCGCCAATTTATACGACAAGCGCGTAAGCGTTTAAGTACTGACGGCAAGTCATTTAACATGAGAGAATGGCGCAAAGAATGGCTACTCTCTGGCTTGGAACTCAAACAACACTGGAGGGGGATGATATGATTATTTTTGAAGGTGATTTTGTAAGGTTGTGGCATAATTTCAACGGTTCCAACTACGCATGGTTGCGCGTAGTGAGCATAGAACCCTATGACCTGTGCGTATTGTCTAACGGTGCTACGGTCTGCGCGTCCGATCAGTATATATCAGAAGCTAAATCAGCGTTTGAAGTTAAACATAGGTGATAGAATGAGCATACCAGACAAAAAGTATTATATTATTGACGGCAAAACAGGTGACATTATGTTTTATACGGACGATAACACTGGCTATCCTAGTGTCTGGGAAACCATTACAGGCCCAGACAACCACCGCTATTATTACACCGAAACAAAACTACCAGAAGAGAGAGAAACGGTGTGTCGCATACGAGCATGTGGGTGTCGCGTATAGATAAGTGAGAGGGTGCAAAACCTGTACAATAAAATTTCAATTACAGAATTTAACGGCCAATAACGGCCACAAAAACTAGAGGAATATTAATATGTTATACTTAAAAACTTTGAATCTATGGGACAAGTCCACTATCATGGCGATAGAAACCGGACAGATTAAATTACAGCGCGGCCAGTGGTTGCAGTGTGGGGTCAATGATAAAAAATGTAGGTTTGTTGGCATGGGCCTAAAGAAAAACAGTGACTCGCAATCTGTATGGGTGGTACACTGGCAAGGCGAGAACGGCGGCACTATGAAAAAGTTCAGAGCCAGTTGCAAAATTTATATGTCAAGGTAGGTAAAGCATAATGGTAAAATGTAGCTGTGGCGGTGTTGCCACTATAACAGATCGGGGCGTATATGTGTGCGCTCCTTGTTGGATTAAATTAAATTGGAGATTGAAATGAAGACTTTAATAAACGCAGTAGAGGAATGGATTGATCTAAGAATTTTTGCGAACAACAAGAACGCAATCTTTGAGGCTAAGTTTAAAGAGATGTTAGCAAGAGCGCATCAAAACGAAAGTATAGCAGTGAGACAGGCCAATAGAATCGAAGACCTTGAACGTAGGATAGATCTATGGATTGATGAGTCTGACACCGCAAGACTAGACAGTGTTGATAGTAGACTCGACGATCTTGAATGTAGCATGGAACACAAGACAGACAGCGATGAGGTTGAGACTATGGTTGAGTCGGGAATAGAAGATTTAGATTTTCCAGATTCATATGCAATCGAAGTTATGATCGACGATGCACTAGAAACTAAGGTCATGGATGCGGTCAAGGCTGAGCTAGATGCGACAGACTTTAAAGTAACAGTGGAGAGATAAGATGAAAGGCATCATTGATATATCTAAACCCATCCAAACCTACAAGGTGATGGTGTCGGAGGTGCGCGGCTACATGATAGACGTTGCGGCTTACAATGAGGAGGAGGCTTTGAAGTCTGCGAAGGCTAAGAACTATTATAAACAGTACGACTCAAGGGTAGTGGACACTCACTATCAAATCTTTACAACGGAGGATGAAGACAATGCATAACTACCACGAATGTTCAACGTGCTTGACAATGTTTGTAGAACACCACGACCAGACAGCGGAGTGTAACCTTTGTTTCTCTTCTCTCTTAACCTATAGAGATATAGCGGATGCCTTTGTACATGAGGATGATTATGCTTTGGAGGTTGAAACCGATCTCACTATATAGTCTAGAGAGCTATGAAGGGTTATGTTAATATTTTCTTTTCTCTTTTCTTTTTAAACTATAAAGTCTATTATAGCATAGATCAGCTTGAAAGTCAAGAGGAAAAGGAAATAAGATATAGCTTGCATTTTGTTTTAAATTATGTTATCATTAATTTTATTAAACCAAAACAGGAAATAGAAAGATGAATACTATACTTAATATGTTTAGCAACAACAGTGATATTGGATTACTAAGGGATGGAGGTTATGGCGCGGCTGACTTTGATATTGCTACTGCTCCTTTAACTTATGCCTCTGGAGATAAGTGGCTTATACCTAGTTCCAAGTCTGTTATCTACCGTACTGATACAAGCGAAGAGCTAGGTATACATGGTCATAACTACAATGGCTTACAGCCTAAGTCCTGTATAGATAAGGCTAGAACCTTATTGGAACGTAGCCCACTGGATACTACAGGTATTACAGAAAGGATAAGGACAAGTCACAATGGGGCTAGGATGTTTATACACCATGATCTCCCTGCCCATACATACGAAACAGGGGATGGCGATAGGGCTAGTCTTAGCTTGTTGACCATGACTTCCTTAGATGGTACTTGGCCTTTTGTTATGAGCGTGGCGGCAACACAGTCAGCGTGTACTAATCTTCAAGTCTTTATCAGTGGGGGCGTGGCTATCTACAAAGCTAAGCACACTAAATCCTTAGACATTGACCACGGTTCTAATGTTATTATCAAGGCTCTTGATGTATTTCAAAACGAGAGAGATCTTTGGAGAAAGTGGCAGGGTGAAAAGGTCAGAGACATGGAGGCGTTTAAGTTCTTTGCGGATGCCTTGGATGTTAAACTAGAGAGCGGCTTCACTTTAAATAGCCCTGTGGATATACTTAACGACATGCCTCGACGTAACACTAGCCTTGAGTATATCTGGCACAAGTACAAGGCGACCTATTCCAAGCGACTTGGCAACAACTACTGGGCTGTGTACAATGCTATGACTGATTGGTCAACACACTTTGGCGCAGTGCGGCAAGCAAGCGCGGCTAACATTGCATCAATCCAGAACGACAGACAGCAATTGATTAGACAGGCTGTGAACTCTCACTCATTCTTAAAGGCGGCATAATATGAAAGCATTTAACATAGCAACAACAACAATCTTAGCAGGGGCAGTGGCTTACTTAGCAGTGACGGCTGAGCTAGACCACAACAAATCAGTATCACAGATCAGCGAACTACAGCGTGAGATAAACATACAGTCTTTTAAACTGGAGGCGGTATCAGACAACTATCTATCTTTGAGCGAAGTGTATGATGAACAAGCGGCAGAGCTTTGGTCGCTGTCACAGCAGTTAACTGTAGCGCAGTCGAAGATCGCGGAGAGTATGCTTAGCGATATCGTATACGGTGAAGAGATCAGTGTCTTATATATGCGATTAGCTTCACAGCGCATAGAGTTGGACGAAGTTAGAGGACTAACAACTTCACCCCTACCACCAAGAGTTGTTAAGCCTAAACCTATTGCCGTGTTACCTACACCAGTAGTTACTGAGCCTAAACCTATCACCGTGTTACCTGCACCCGTAGTTACTGAGCCTGTAGTGGTTGAGACAGTAGCTATTGTTTGTCCGTTACCTACAGGTGAGGTAAGCTTTGGGAAGTACATCGAACGTCTAACATTCAGAAAGGCGATAAGCTTTGTGGCATCCTTTGACGTACAAGAAGGGGCTGTTTCTAACGTGAGCTTCTCTAATGGCGTGTCGGCTAAGCTTGGTCGGGCAACCTCCAAGTACTTGACCGATGCTATACCTACAGGCCAAGATGTTTCTGGCTGTAAGTTGCCGTTTAAAATAGGGGTGTAATATGACTAAATCATTTGGAGAATACTACTTGAGTCTTGACCTACGAAACGGCATAGGTTTAGACCTTGAGTTTGCAGACAGCCGACCAGTGTGGATAAGTAACTCAGAGACAGGCGGCTTAGCTACGGCATCCTTTGAAGGCACAGTACTGATGTTACCGTTTATGATTATCACACTGGGTAAAATATGGATGGAGGATTAAGATGGGTGACGCTACGCATGGTGGCAAAGGTGATAGACAACGTAAGGGAGACGCAGAGAAGTACAGTTCAAACTTTGATGCTATCTTTAAATACAATAGAGAGGAGTTAAAAGAAGATGATGATGAAAGCAGTAAACTATCTGAGCGACACTGGCCTTGGGTTTCTGAGATGGATAAAGAATAATGTAATGGAGCAAGAGCCTAAGCCTGTAGCAATTGTAAGAGTAATTAGATTCTTATTCTTATGTTCAATTGCATACTTTTTCGCAGTCGTTTTTTTACTATTGAAGTGAGGTTTGTATGATATATAATATTGTTTTATTATTTGTAGGTACTATAACAATGGCCGTGGCTATTAAACTGCTGTACATTTCAGAGCTAATGATAGACGAGGAGAAGAACTAATGTTCGCAGAAAGCATATCAGGTAGTCCAAGCCCTGCCGCAGTTGCAACAGCTAGAGCCGCGACAGATGTGGTTGACGGTAAGGTACCGTTGAGCAGGGCGTGTGTTATGTATAATGTTAAAGAGCAGACAGTCATACAGTTTATCATTGACAGCACTGAGTATGATACGTTAATGAAAAGTAAAGCTTGACAAGGTTACACCACTGTGGTATACTCCACATTCAATTTTAATCACGACATAGAGGAAAAGTAATATGGCTATATTAGAAGGTACGGCAATGTGGGCATCAGTGCTTACACCCAACACAAGGTTTGAACCTACGTATGAAGTCAACCTAGTTATTGATGAGGCTACCGCAGAAGATTTTAAATCACGCGGCTACAACATCAAGCAGATGGATGAAGGCCCATCTATTTTAATTAAGCGTAAGGTTGATGGTAAGGACGGAGCGATACGTCAAGCTCCAAAGCTAGTAGATAGGTTCAAGCAACCCTTAGATGCACAGGTCGGCAACGGCTCAGCAGTGAAGGTGCAGTACAACGAGTGGGAAACCACTAACAAGTATGGCACGTTCAAAGGCTTAGACTTTCAAGCAATGCAGGTTCTTGAATTAGTAGAGGCAGGGACACCAGATGGCGCTGAGTTTGACGGCGATTATGTAGAGACAGCAATGGAGGATGAATTATAATGGCATTAGTAACAGTAGATGGTGTGGAATATGAATCAGACCTACTCTCCGATGAGGGTAGGGCAGTTCTAAATCACCTAGTAGAAGCAGATAGAAAACTTAGAGAAGCTACAATGACTGCGGGATTAATGCAAGCCGCGACAGTTGCACTGATGGCTGATCTTAAATCAAACCACCTCACGGAAGAGGCATTGTCTACAGAGGAAGTAGAAACCAACGAGGAGTAAGGCGAATGCCTTTTGTTAAGCATAAGCAACCTTGTCCTGCTTGTGGAGGGAGCGACCCAGTTTCAGTTAACGCTAATGGATCTGGGTGGTGCTTCAGTTGCAGAACATATTTACCAGACTACGGCACAGCGGAAGTGCAACAACTCGACACCTTAACGGAATTTGATGAGTGTCCCAAGGACAGTACAATGAACCACAACTCAACAGCTACATACAATGCATTGACTGACCGCCAGATAAGTTTAGAGACAGCGAAGAAGTACGGTGTTAAATCAACAACCAACGGCACTAAGATAGACAAGCACTACTACCCTTATTACAATGGGCATGAGTTCGCGGCAACCAAGGTTCGTAGGCAGGATAAGAACTTTGCGTGGACAGGTAGCCCGAAGGATGTGGGGTTGTTTGGCGAGAACCTGTTTAAAGCAGGTGGTAAGTTTATAACTTTAGTAGAAGGTGAATGTGATGCGATGGCCGCTTATGAACTTATGGGGAGTAAGTGGCCTGTCGTTTCTATTAGATCAGGTGCGGCAGGTGGAGTGGCTGATGTTAAGAATAGTCTTGAGTACCTTGAGTCCTTTGAGACTATCTGTATCAATTTTGACAACGACAAGGTGGGCAAGGAAGCCGCGATAGCTGTGGCTAAGCTACTCACCCCCAAGAAAGCTAAGATAATGACACTGCCAGTAGACTACAAAGATGCTAACGATATGTTACGCAAGG